GTAATTGTGTATATGATAAACTCTCCCTCAGGACATGTAGGTCTATTTGCAGTTACAGTATATGTTACTTCTTGAGAATCATCACCACTTCCATCGTCACCAGTCCCATCATCTGGTACATTAGGATCAGTTGGAAGAGTATCTGTAGGAGCATCGGGAATTGGTTCAAATGGATCTACAGGTTCTGGAATATATGGATCATATGGTTCTTTTAGATCTTTTTCAACAATAGTGCATTTACCAATATTATTAATATAATTTGTAATTACTTCACTATCATTTACTGGAGAGTTAGTAGTGAGTCTAACAAAGAAAGTTTCTGGAAATTCTTTAGTATCATCTTTCAAAGTCTGTACTTCAACAGGTTTTTCTGTTTCGCCAGGCGCAAATCCTAAGATATCATCTACAGCAAGATAATCTGTACCAGCAGTTGCAGTTCCTTGATTTTTTAATGTTTTAAATTCAACAGAAGAAGCTATTTCAGTAAATCCAGTTCTTGTTACAGTAAATTTTGCAGTTTCACCCTCAGTAACTTCAATACTATTAATATTGTATATTATTTTTGGTTTATTATCAGGTCCTTCACCTGGTAGTGGGACTCCACCAACAAATCCAATTGTTGTAACTGCTAATGGTTGTCCTGTGTATGCTTCCTCACAAACATACTGTGTATAATCTGCAGGAGTATCACCAAATAGATTATCAATATCTTCCAGTAATCCATCTAAGAAACCTTTATCATCGTCTTTTTCTTTTTTCTCACCATCTGTACATACTTCTTTGTACTCTGCACATGTTGTATCAGGTCCTGAGCAAGAAATTCCTAATAATCTAAGAATATAATTAATTGCATTTCCAATCATATTAAGTGGTTCAGCAATAGCACCAAGGATATCTTGAAGAGGTCCTAAAATACTAGTGAGTAATTCACTCATTAACTGTTGAATTTTTGATATAATTCCATTTACTAACTCATCAACCTGACAAATGGCAGCACGATAAATTGACATAACATAATTCATTAAAAGATTTGTCACCCATTCAATTAATCTATCACCTAGATCTGCCATTTGACATCCAAGATCCTTAAGAATTTTATTGAACCACTCTGTGACACCTGTTAATACATTACCAGTTTCATTAGGTGCTAATACAGCTTTTACTAATTTTTCAACAGCATCTTGAATTTTGCTTGTAATATACCCTTTAATTTTACCAAGAAACTCTGTTATAACTTTGACTAATTTGTTTACAGCTTTTCTTGCATCTTTTAACGAATCCTGTACTTCGCCTGTTATTTTATCGGCATAGAATGTGCCAATATTTCCATTACTGTTCTGAACATCATATAAAAATTTAGCAATGATATTTTTCGTTTGTGTTTTTAGATCAACTTCATCACACTTCTCTGCTACAGTTTGACACCAATCTTCATCATTAACTACTTCTTGTTTTTTAAGTCCTTGATCTACTCGCTGTTCACCATCACCTCTAAATGTGCCATCAGAAAGTCCACCACCAGTTTTAGCAGTGCCGTCTTTTCCTTCCTTACCATCTGTAATGGGATTTGGTGCATACTTACCAGATCTCACACATGTTTTAAATGCTTCATTATCATCTGGAGCACAATTGTTAATCGTAGATGTTGAACCTGGCACAACACCAACAGAACCCATAATAATGGGTTTTTGTCTATCATTATCTAAGAAAAATCCTGTTACCCAACAACCTGGTATTAATTGAGGATGAGCTCCACCAATATTACCAGGCATAAAAGGAACATTAACTGGCATCATCACATTCGCCCAAGGCAATTTATCCGTATCAAGAATCTCCTTACTTTGAGGGTGATCTCCTACGATTCTTACCTTATAACGGTATCCGCCTTTGTTGTTTTCTTCATCGCTGGCGGTTGCTTCTACTTGACCTATCCACCAAGAAAATCCGTCATTTCCGATTTTATTGGTAGGAATCAACCGTGATAATGCATCATCCATATTAGTCGTCGTAAACTAAACACTCTGGTTCATCAGGGTGCATTTCACAAAATAGTTCTAGTGCGTTAGGATCATGATGATCTCCTGCCTCTATTTCTTCTTTATGATGCTCTGCATAGACTTCAAGTTCATGAAGTTCCTCTTTTGCATGTCTGCGTGCTGCAGGGTTTGCTAAAGGATCTTCTACAATCTTTTTATCTAGAGCAATGTGCTTTTCTATACTTTCCATGAATAGTACCTCCTTGATTTATTTATTGCCGTGATTGGAAGGGACTTCTGCAACTCCATAAGAATCCCTACACAATTCTAGCGTAGTCTTCAAAATTCCGCTTTCTGTGTCAACAAAACTATATAATTGTTTTGTAGTTTTGACAAGATACACTCCACTACTTTCTAGATCATATGGTTCTGTTTTTCTGAGTTTATCTGCCAACTTATTTTGAATTCTGATATCAATTTTATCACCTGCACATACTTCTGGATTACCAGGAATATCAATAGTAAGTTCTTGATTGAATAGTAATTCAGCTCTTGCTATTCCTTGTGTAGCATAATACTTTTGCCAGTCTGCAAATTTATTTGGATCCGTTGCCTTCGGATCTTCTGGATTAGCAATACTTGGATCATTGAACCATGATTCATGATCTAATAAAACAGACATAACTCTACTAGGAACTTCTGATAAATCACCTTTCTCATTAGAGGGAATTTTTGCAATACTATCTTGATAACCTAAATGTGCCATGTTATCATAACTATCTTTAATTTTGTAAGTATATTCTTCGTACTGACCCGTAGATATGTTGAAGAAAATCATTAAAGAAGAATATTTTCCTCTACGTAAAGATGCAGCTATATCAATTTCTGATGTAAATTTAGAACTTGAAATTAAAAATCTTTGGTCTCCAGATATTTCAGTATTTGCTATTTTTTCTACATAAGGACCCCATGATTGTGTCTGTAATCTTGGTTTTTCTTTTTTATCACCTTCTTTTTTATCTTTAAATATAAAAGTTCCATCTTCAGATGTATCACATAATGCATCAATAGAAAAAAAGTTATATCCTCTACGAGTTTCCCAAAAAAGGAATCCAGCACTACCTTTTATTGGTTTGCTTTTTGAATTAGGTCTGTTTTGTCTATTTTCCTCATATGTTTTATATTTTTTTCCTGTGTAAGTAGTTTTTGAAGAAACAGATCTCTTAATAAGACTTGAAATAATATTAAATGGTCTGATTTTAGCAGGATTTAATTTGACTTCAAATCTAGATGGTTCTGAAAAAAATTCTTTTGATGAATTTAGATATTCTTTACCTAACATCTTTTCAACAATTGTCTCAGGATTTCCTTCAAGAGGGTCTTGTACTCTGATACTTTCATTAATTAAAAACTCAGGTGAAACTAATATTAAAGTATATGCTTGCTTTTTGTTTTTTATATATCTATTTGCAATTCTAGAAACAACAAAACTATATTTAATTGGTATATCACTAAAACTGGTTTTAAATTCCATCTCAATGGTTTCACCACCTTGAATAGGATAATCATTTATAAAGTTTTTTGAGTCACTTATAGTTATAGTTCCACACATAAGTGGTTGTTCTATACTTTCATGTATACTAACACCACCAACCATATCAGAAGTCAAACCTTTTGAAGGTTTTCCATCTCTAGATATTACACATCTAGTCAGTCTTGCTTCGGAAGAGTGTTGTTCTGACATTATTTACTCGCTAAACTATAATCAACATTAAATGATGTGAATGTATATGGGAATGCGCCACTACCAACTTCTTCCTCACCGTTACCAGAAGCAACAGTAGAATAATTGTTGACAATAGTAGTAGGAGATACAAACATAGTTCCCAAGGCTGTTTGTGCAGAACTATTATTCAATAAATTTGCCAGTTCACTTGAATCATTTGGATTACTAACTTGTGGATTAGGAAACACATCCATAAAGTCCCACCATTGATTTTTACCTTCACCAGGTCCTTTCTCTCTTTTAAGATTCTTAAATGGATTGAGAAAATCACCAACAGAATCCTTCATATTGGTAAGTGCCTTTAGTAGTCCTTTACCAAATGCTTCCCATCCACCCATGGTTTCATAATATGTTTTATGACCAAGTGCTTGTAATTTAGTATCTTTACTCTCGTTATCTAATCTAGCTTCTAATGCACCTTCACCAAACATCTTAAATGT